GACGAGGGGGTAAAATATGAAATATATAATGACCACCTTGGTTATGCTACATTTGGCGTGGGCCACTTGGTTATTGAATCAGACCCCGAATATGGGATGGACATCGGCACTCCCATCAGTGAGTCCAGAGTCATTGAAGCCTTTGAACAAGACGTACAGATTGTACTAGGAGACTGTGAAAAACTGTATAATGATTTCGATCAGTTACCAGAAGAAGCACAGTTAATCATTGCTAATATGATGTTTAATATGGGGCTTACTCGACTATCTAAATTTAGGGGCATGAAGAACGGTGTAGATGCTCGTGATTGGGAACGTGCCGCTGATGAGATGGTGGACAGCCGATGGTATAATCAGGTAACCAGACGAGCAGATAGGCTCGTAGTGAGGATGAGAAACTTATAATGACTGAATTTAATCATGTATCAATTGAATTACCAGACTTAACAACTAAAACAATCGACAGAAAAAGGTTTTACATTACCCCTGATGGGGATTTTCCTTCCATTACAACAGTACTTTCAGGCCGCAATAAGAAGGGACTAATGGAATGGCGTAAACGTGTCGGCAATGATGTTGCTAATCATATCGCAAGAACTGCTGCTGCAAGGGGCACTTCTATACACCATATGTGTGAAGACTACCTTAATAATATGCCAAATGATTGGCCTGATAAGTGGGATGAGCATAAAAAGAAGTTTTTACATTATGCACTATTTCGAGAATTGAGGGATAAGGGTTTATCTAATATTGGCGATGTATTTGCTCAAGAAGCAGGACTTTATTCTACTAAATATAAGGTAGCAGGCCGAGTTGACTGCATTGCAGAATACAGAAATGAACTATCCGTAATAGACTTTAAGACATCTACCAAAGAGCGTAATGATGATTGGAACGAGAACTATTACATACAATGTTCAGCATATGCTGAAATGTTCCAAGAATTGACAGGTAAAGAGATAAACCAAATAGTCGTACTTGTAGTAACAGAGGACGGAACAGTTCAAGAATTTATTAAAGATAAATCAGATTACACTCACTTGCTTGTAGATGCCTTATCCGAATGGAGAGAGCAAAATGAAGAAGTGCCTAATAATCTTGCTGCTGGGGTTGCTTAGTTTTATACCCACGGCCTTGGCACAAGAGAAATCAGACAAACCTAATCTGTACATGATACAAAAACCTGTAGCATGTGGGGATGCAAATGAGATATACAAAGATTTAAGAGAAAGATGGGAAGAAGAACCTCTTACTTTATTGACAGAACCCGCTATGTTGCCAGATGGCAGAATAATAGAACTTCCTACTGTTTTGTTTGTTAATATGGAAAAGAAAACATATACTATTGTACAGAAACCATCTCTACAGCCAGGTCAGGCCTGCGTATTGTCATCAGGGACAATATCATATGTTAATGATAAAATAAAATTGACTCTTGGTGGAATAAAACTTTAAAAAGTACTTGACAAAACGTGCTGAATATGGTATAAATATAATACAATTTGATGAAACAGATTGAAAGTCGGACAGGACGAGGGTGCGATACCCTCCGCCTCCACCAAAAGTACTCTGAGAGATGCTGTAACATCTTTTCTTTACAGAGGACAAGGAGTGGAAACGACAAGTCAGAGTACTTCTGATGGGGGCGAAATAGGATCGACTGACGGTAAGTAGAGAAGTGGAGAATTGTGGATTGACCACCTTATGGTCACTAAAGTAAACGCAAACGATAACTTTGCACATCAAGATTTCGCACTAGCTGCTTAATCGGATAGGGTTTCGGGGAGTTCCTAGTAACAGAATACTCCCCACTTTAAAGGATTACCGCTGTGGTAATTCTACTTTGTCATGATAAGGAGATTTAGATTATGGCTACTACGAAGACCCAGGCCGAAAAGGTCGCAACCGCACTTGTTAATGGTGCAGAACTTACTGCTAAACAGATTAGCGCTCGATATGGCGTTAAGAATGTTCGTGCAGTTATTAGCAAACTCCGTTCAGAGGGATATTCAATCTTTTTGAACAAGCGAGTTAGTTCCTTTGATGGCGAGACTTATATGAAGTATCGTCTTGGAACTCCAACAAGGGCAACAGTTGCTGCTGGTTACGCAGCTCTTCGCTCTTAATTCTATACTAACGCACTAAGGCGAGTATAGTCTTATACTCAAAGAAGAGTAGATTAATAATCTGTCTATCTGAGAGTTTATATAAAGGAGAATTGCGTGAAGTTAGAGGCTTGTTTAAGACTAATCATTTATTCCCAGTAGCTTAGGGAACGCAACGGGTGATGCCGAAATACATCCGTGGGGGGTCATGGTTAACCCCCCAACTTTTATAAATGGAGATAGGGTTTGAATACACCAAAGACATTTTCGTTAAACATAGAGAATATTGCTAAAGAAAAAAGCATCAGTCACATGGATGCTGTTTTGTGGTATTGTCAACAAGAGGGTATCGAACCCGATACTGTTGGTTCTATGATTACCAAGGGACTAAAAGAAAAGATAGAAGCAAACGCAAGAGATTTGAATTTTTTACCTAGACAGGCACAACTACCAATATAGAAAAATATTATGCAGCCCATTGATGTATATTTACTATACTGTGCATTAAAAGCACATTTCGGTGATGGAAATTATGATTACTTTAAGTACGAGGGAAAAACTCGTATTAAAAGAGATTCCTTTTATAAAAGAAAGGACAGATTTTTCTTTGTCCGACTTTCCACAAAACAAAAAGAATACGAAGATATAAAAAACTATCTTGTAGCAAATTTCATTAAATCAAAATCTGGTTATGTGGCTAATTTTACTGATGCCACATATGATGAGTGGTTGTATAAGAAACAAAATTTCTATACAATTTTTAGTGATGAAATTAGACCTTTCGTTGAAGAATTTGAACCGCTGTTTGAAGTGAAAAATAATACGCATCCAAAACTATTACAGGAATATTTGGGTGGCAGAGTTTCTTTAGAAACACTTGTTATTTTAGATGATATGGTTAATTATAGTGATGATTGGACAAAAGCTATGTTAGGAGATTTTATATGGACTGATGTAAAAAAACTTATGAAAAATTACAAAGGGTTCTTGACAATTGATGTCAAAAGGTATAGAATACTATTATTGAAACTTATAGAAGGAAACTAAGTTATGACCAACTTAGAAGTTACTCTACATTGCGATGGCGATCCTGCCGTTCGTGAGACTGCTCATAAGGAGCATGAAGTAGAAACTCTGAAAGCCCGTGTACGGTCTTTGGAGTTTGATTGCGCCGAACTGCAAAAGCAGAACGGTGAGTTGTCGGAACGAGTTAAAAGGCTCGCTTCGCAAAAACCCTCTTGGCCAAAGGGTTATCGGCCAAAGAGGAAACCCTTTATAAAAAGGTAAATTGAGGAATGATGCCTCTGTAGTTAAACGGTATAACAGTTGATTTGTAATCATCAGTTCTTAGTTCGATTCTAGGTGGAGGCACCATTTTTCAATGCAAGGGGGTAAAATGAAAGTACGACTTGTAGACCATATGGGAAGTGATTTATCAGTAGTAAATGCTGCCCGTGTATCATTTGCAAAAGAACATAAGGAATTTGACGATGTTGGAGATACTAAACTCATCAATTATTTGGCAAAGCATAATCACTGGAGTCCTTTCGGGCATGGCTCTTTGCAGTTTGCAATTTCTGCTCCTGTATTCGTTGCTCGGCAGTTGGTAAAACACCAAGTAGGATTAGTATGGAATGAGGTATCACGGCGATACGTTGATGATGAACCAGAGTTCTATACACCTACAGAGTGGCGTAAATCAGCAGAGAACAAGAAACAAGGTTCTTCTGATGAAACAGTTGAGTACAGTGTGTTGCCTGCATATACATTTGCAAAACAGTGTTATGAAAATATGTTAAGAATGGATATCGCTCCAGAGATGGCCCGTATGGTTCTACCACAATCCATGATGACCGAATGGTATTGGAGTGGTACATTATATGCATTTGCAAGGGTTTGTAATTTGCGGTGTAAACCAGACGCTCAAAAGGAGACAAGAGATGTTGGATGGGGTATTGACAAACATGCAAGGAAACTCTTCCCTGCCTCATGGAAAGCATTACGGGATGAATGAACAGGCTTTAGTTATTGGTAATGGTGAATCTCGTAGGTGGTTTTGTCCTAGCCACCAGGCCATCATGACACCAATAGAAATATGGGGTTGTAATGCAATCTACCGTGATGGCCCAGTTGATAGGTTAGTTGCAGTAGACTATAATATGCAACAGGAGATTTATGATTCTGATTATGATGGAATATGTCATTTTGCACATTGGAGTGTTGTACCGTCATCTGTAGCAGATATGATGTTTATGGGATTTGATATTCCAGAAGGTCTTATACACTATAGTAAGAACCGTACAGAGAATTGTGTGGTATCAGGTAAAGACCCCGCTACTGTACATGAAAAGGTCGAAGCAGCAATTAAGATGAACCCACAGTTAGATATTCCAGACCTTGTACAGAAAATGGAAAAAGATGTGGGTGTTTGGATTACATACGTTGAAGAAGACGATAATGTAGTTCCTATTGATTTTCCTGTAGGATGGTCTACAGGCAATACTGCATTACATCTGGCTTGTCAGAGTGATGTAGAAGAAGTGTTTATATTAGGTTATGATTTATCCTCATATGATGAGAAATTGAACAACCTATATAAAGGGACAGGTAATTATTTACCTGCCGATGCCAGAGGGTTTAGCTCAGTTAATTGGATGAACCAAATGGCGACTGTCTTTAAAGAGTTCAGTGATAAACAATTTTATTGGGTTGATAGACAATTCGATGAAAAATTGTTCTTTGATAATGTAAGGGACTTGACAAAAGACGAATTATGCGATATACTGCATATACTTTAACATACGATAACATATATTTACATAAGGAGAATACACATGTCGTTAGCACAACTCAAGAAATCCAACTCTTTGGATAAACTGCTTGGTGCAGTTAAAAAAGAGAACGAACCTCAAGAAAAGAAGTCCTATAAGGATGAACGGTTATGGAAGCCTGTACTAGACAAGTCTGGTAATGGTTACGCCGTTATTCGTTTCTTGCCTGCGCCTGATAAGGAATCTCTTCCTTGGGCAAAGGTTTGGAATCACGCTTTTCAAGGCCCAACGGGTCAGTGGTACATCGAAAATTCTTTGACTACTCTAGGACAGAATGACCCTGTATCAGAGATGAACTCTGCTTACTGGAATTCTGGCGTAGAAAGTGACAAGGAGATTGCAAGGCGCCAAAAGCGTAAGTTGCAATACTTCTCTAACATCTACGTTGTGAGTGACCCAAAGAACCCCGAAAATGAGGGAAAGGTTTTCCTCTATCGGTTTGGGAAGAAGATTTTCGATAAATGCATGGAAGCTATGCAACCAGCATTTGAAGATGAATCCGCTGTTAATCCGTTTGACTTTTGGGAAGGTGCCAATTTCAAGTTGAAGATTCGTAAGGTTGATGGTTTCTGGAACTATGATAAGTCAGAGTTTGAAGCACCTAGTGCTTTGTTTGATGATGATGAGGCAATTGAAGAAGTATGGAAGAAGCAACACTCTATAGAAGAGTTTACTAAACCTTCTAACTTCAAGTCATATGATGAATTGAAGACTCGCCTTGACATGGTTCTTGCTGGAACAACTAAGGTTGGTACAGCAGCAGATACCGCAGTCAACACTTCTTGGGATGAACCAGAAGCAACTGTTACTGTAGATACTAAAGAGGAGCCTGCTCCTACGGTATCTGTCAGTGACGATGATGATGAGGACAATCTGTCCTATTTTGAGAAGTTAGCTTCTGAAGGATAAGTAGGAAACTACTTAGGAAGAAGGGGGGAAGAAATTCCCTCCTTTTTTTTAGCCTACTGCAACGAGTGGTAGTTCACGCCTAATTTCAACACCACTATTAACATATGATGTATTATTCACAGTGTTAGGAGCAACGATGGTATCACCACCCCCTTGCATAGCACTTGGCGCACCTGTTAATCTATCAATACCCGCTTTAAGTATTGCCTGTGTAACACTACTATTTGCAACTAAACCAGAATTAGAAGGTATAACCAATTCACCATCATGTGCCATAAATGGTGAACCAGCAGT